AATAAAACGAGCCTCCTCCAACTCTAGAACCTCCATACACACTTGAAGCTGACCCATATAGTGAATTGGCACCTCATCTTTTATTTCTCTCTTCAAGGGACACTTAATCTCAATCAAATACCCCGCCTCAGAAACGCCATCTGGGCTTCCTCCAAGCCATTTGATAGTGGGGTGCACATACAATCCTATTTCATGAACTTTGTCCCCAGATTGTTCTTCATATATAATTCTTGCTTCGTCTTCATACTTATTACCATGAGCACACGCACCTATAGTATCAACAAAGGGCTTACCTTTACCACATTTGTCAAGTAATAAGTCAAAAGGTTTTTGATAAGGGTTCTCATTTACAGCTGTCGGGACTTGGCTCGCAGTTAACACAGTTTTTCTTAGTTCAAACCACTCTTCTGACCTTTGGGCAGCATATTCGTAACTAATTAACTTAGCAACGTGGGGGTGCATTACATATATAAGTGTTTAAGCTTTTAAGTTGGTGTATTAAAAATTATTCTATTGAGTAGTTTTCTACAAATTGTTGTGCTGCTCTTTGTTCGGCTAGTTTCTTATTCTTACCAGTTCCTCTTCCCAAAAAATGATTATTGATATACATGTCAATAGTAAAAATACCATTTTCATGAGAAAAAATTCTATATTCTGGAAGAGGTAAGGAATGAGTTTGGGAGTATCTCATGACTTTATCTTTGAAATTATCATCAATTTGAAGACATCTCATGTCCACCATTTGTGGATCTTCATAAATTTTTAAAACAAACTGCTTAGCATGTAATAGTCCCAAGTCTAGGTAAATAGCACCAATCAATGATTCAAAAACATCTTCTAAAATTTTAGGATTTTTATTCCAATTATTTCGCATTCCCTTTTCATCCATTTGGATCCATTTATCCAAGCCCAGCTTCAAAGCAATTTGAGCTAACATCTCTCCTCTCACAAGTTTGGTTCTAGCCTTGGTTAGGAAACCTTCTTGTTCTTTTTCATAGCGATCAAATAAAAATTTAGTTATGACAAACCCCAATACCGAATCTCCCATAAATTCTAGGGTCTCAAAACATCTCCCTGTTTCGGGCTTTTCTTTGAGGATTGATTTATGTCTAAAGGCTCTTTGGTACAAAGCAAGTTCTTTGATTTTTGTACCAACGAGGGATTCCACAGTTGGCTTATCTATCTCCATTTATTATATATATTTATTATTTTTTTAAATTACTTTTTTGGAGACGCTGCCTTCTTCACCTTAGGTTTGGATTCTGCAGTTTTTTCAGTAGCTCCTTCATCTGGGAGATAGTGGGGAGAGAGTAGTGACTGCATGCTTGGGTAAGTCAAATCACCAGTTGGCTTAAGAAGCTTGTTAAGCTTGTCATCTGGGACAATAACTCTTTTGTTGTCTGGATGTTGGAGTCCTTCCTTCTTGATGTAAGCACTGATGCGCTTAGTGACTTCTGGGCGAGAGATCATTTCATCGGCACCCAAAGCCAAGAAAGCTCGGAGTTCCTCAGACACGCGCTTTGGTCGCAACAGAGCACTGTTCTTGGCGCGCTCAGCGGCCTTTTCACCGGTTGGGTCTTGAAGGTGGTTATAGACTTTGCGAACAAGCTTAGTCAAGGACTTGATATCTTTTTGTAGTTGCTGGATCTCTTGGGTAGACATTTTTGGTGGTTATATCTTAGTATACATTGTTTCCTTTAAGCGCGTAACGTGCTAAGTACTATAAGTACTATTACTAGTACAACTGCTAGCTTAAGATACTCAGGGAATTTCTCGGCGTCATATATGTTTCTATCTAATGCATAAGGTGGTCTAAATGGAACATCCTCACATTGTCCTGGGCAACCCTTATCACAGCAACCTGGATTACATGGAATAATCACACCGTTTTTGCTGTATGCACAAAATTGCTTTTCTTCATTTCCAGGCTTGGCATAACAACGGCAATTACGAACCTGGTCAAACCCCGAACATTTCAATGCTTTACAGTCCATTTTTATATATGTATATAATAATATGGATCAAAGTTTATATTCCAAGGAAATAATTAATGACTACATGAATGATAATTTATTTTTCAAAGACAAGTTACTTAAAAAATATTATGAAGAAGATAAACTCAAAGAATTTAGAAGTAGACTTGCCACCAAATATTCACAAAAAGATCTTGAAAGTATGGTCTATGCCTATGTTACAGATAGTGTGAGGGACATTGTTTATGATATTATTGGAAATCTCACATTTTATCTTAAAAAATCAGGGGATCTAATATTGACGGGGGGTGATGCAGTGAATTATTATTTACTTTTGGATCAAAAAGTTGTGACATCTGACATAGATACTAAATTTGTTCCACGATTCAATATTGATAAAAACTTTTTTGCTAAACTCCAAGCTGTAAAACTTATACTTTGGGATAAACTTGGAGAAATTTCACAATCATATGGAACTAAAATAAAACAAAGACTTTCTTCAAAAAATAAATTAGCTCGTTTCCTTGGTATTGGTTTTTCATCAAGTGGTCCTTATGTAACAAGAAGATATACATTGAAACAAAAAAAGAAAATTTCAAAAACAAATAAACCTTCTTTAGAAAATGTGTTAATAGATGTTGAGATATTTGCATTAGATTTAAAACTCAATTATTTTTCACCCAAGGATAAAAAAGTTATGAAACACAATTTGGGTGGTATCTTAGACATTGCATTCATGAGACCAGATGAATTTGGTTATGAAGTTGGTGAAACAAGAAATTCAGCGGGAATTCTTTTTAGAAACAACCACGGCAAACTTATTATGAACAAAAATATTATAATTGCAAAAAGAAGATTTTTAGTTGAAGATATTTATTTAATGTATTCCCTAGGCTTGAGACCACAAAAGAAACAAAAAGATAGACAGAGAATGATTCGTCTCGTCAGAACATACAAAAATTTGAGAAGTGTAAAATCAAAATCAATTACATCTATAACATCATTATACAAGTTGTACCAGAAATCACCAGTTGCTAAAACAATGAAGAGGACAATTTCCCGAGATGGTACTGTGAGTATAACCCAAGCCCTTAAAGTAAACCCTAACAAATATGCAACTTACACAACAAAACCATCGGTTGAGAAATTGAAAAAATTAACATATGCATCTAATCAAAAGTTGAAAGGATATAGGGAAACCATAGGTAATATGCGATTCAATGTAAATAATAGTCGCTGGGTAAAAAACAATTCAAATTCATATGTGAAGAATGAGTATAAATATAGATATAATTCCAATAATAATAAAAAATTAAATTTACCCCCAAAAATTGAATTATATGGCTTTAAGGAAACTAGAAATAAGAACAAACCTAGCATGTTATTCGATAAGGCGTCTATGATACCATATGTTGGTTTAAAGAAGTAAGTATATTAATTAATAAAAATGATATACAACGACCCAACCCAAGATACCGATGGAACTTACATTGTCAAGGTTCGTAATGACGAGGAGAAGAAATGTTTGGTTCAATTGAAAGCTGTTTCGGTTAAGGATTTGGGCGAAGAAGTTGAAATCCATGTGAAGAACGCGAAGAAGATTAAGGTCATTGATGAAGAAAACCTTTCTACTGCTGCGGAGCGTTCAGGTGAATGGTTTAAGAAAGAAATGAAAGTTGACAAGCTCAAGTCTCTCTATGTTCCATCTCTTTCTAAGAATGTTTTGACTGCGGATAAAATCTCAGCTTCTCGAGTATTTAACCCAGAAAAGGAATCTATCCCATTTGACATCATTAAGGAAACCAAGAAAGCTGATGTCATGCTTGAATTTGCTGGAATCTGGTTTGCCAAGAAGACTTTTGGACCAATTTGGAATATCATCCAGGTTCGTCTTGTCCCACCGGAACAGGAACCAGAACCAGAGCCCGAACCAGAGGAACCCGCAGAACCCGAGTATCCAGAGGAATGCATCATTTCAGATGAGATTTCTGATGACGAAGAGTAAAATAGTTACATATAATAAATGAAGAGCAATAGGTTTTTCAATTTGGCCGTGATTGGTTTTTTAATATATATTTCAATAAAATTCAGTATGTCAAATTATTCTCAGGAGAGATATAGTTCCAAGGGGAAGAATCCAGTTCATCCAATTTATCATGTGACAACACCCAACACAAATAGTATATACTCAACAAAATTCAGGAGCAACCTTCCAGAAAAAAACATGAAATTCAGACCAGAAAATGAATTGGGTAATATAAGTTCAGACCACCTAGTGTATGACACATAAATTTTTTCTATTCGTAATATATACAGAAAACAATGGCGTCCGTTAACCGAATGCTTCGTCAACAATTCCCAATCCTTGTGCTCGTTGCCCTAGGCCTCCTCGTGTGGTCTCAGCGCAAGTCCTTCGCCAAGGTCCGCCCAGGTGCCGGTGGGTGTGGTGATGCCCCAACTGAGGAAGAAGAACGCGCTGCCCGTCCAGCCCGTCAACGCCGCCGATAAATACTCTAATTTAAATTCCTTCATCTTTTTTCGTTAAAAATATTTTATCCATAACATATAAAGATGAATAAAGGTCGTGATACACTCATGAAAGTGCTCGCCATCCTAGCTTTGGTGTACATCATCACCAGAACAGATTTGCTTAAATTTATTGGTTTGGGTAAATCAGGCTATGAGCTCAAAGAATTGGAAGGTTCCGAACAAGAACCAGCTAATAACAACGTCATCCCACGTTGTGAAATGAAGGCTGGTACCGGGTTGGCCTCCAGCCTCTTGCCCCGTGAAGTTGCGTCCCAGGAGGACTTCGGACAATTTGCTCCAGAAGAAGTCCTCAAGGGACAAAACTTCATGGACCCCCGTGAACAAATCGGTTTCCCAGAAACCATCGGTGGCACCCTCCGCAACAGCAACCAGTCCCTCCGCGCGGAGCCATCAAACCCAAAGAATGTTTACACCTGGAACAACAGTACAATCGTACCAGATTTGATGCAGCGTAAGCTCTTTACTTAAAGATTTAGTCAGTTTGTAGTATAAAATGTCAGAACAACAGGAAGATATCGCCGATGTCGTTAATGAGCTTCTCGAACTTAATAAGCAAATTACCGATGCTAAGGATGATTTGAAAGTTTTAACAAATGTTGAGAAGAAACTCAAAGAAAAATTGAAATCATCCATGATGACGAAAGAAATAGATACAATCAACCTCAAGAAGGGTAAGATTAAGCTTAAGAAGACCATAAAGAAGGCCACTTTTAACAAGAAGAGTGTCACAGAGGGTCTAACAAAGTTTTTCAATGGAGATCCAAACCAACTTGACGGTGCCCTTAATGCCATTAAAGAAGTTCTTCCAGAAAAGGAGAATGTCACTTTGTCAATGACAGGTATAAAGGATAAGAAAGAATAAGTAGTAAGTAAAAAACAATGGTCTACGAATATTATGATGATATTACTCACGGAGAGGATGCGAGGGACAGCAACTCTGATGATGAATCCTGCGAACCCCTCGATTACCAAGACTGGAGCACCATTTACAATGAAGAACTATGGGATATGTGGTACAGCATGAAGGACTATCTTGATAATCGATACACTTTTGATGACATGTTCAAAAACATTGAACCCGATGACTTTTTCTATGATTTTTGTTTTGAACACCCTAAGGAAATATATTATACAACGGAATATATTGATTGGGTAGAAGAGAATAAATCAGATCTCAATTATCTTTGGAAACTTATCAGAGAATACAGGGGGATTTTTGGCAACAAATCTATTGATGATTTCAATTATTATGTATTTGCTGCAAAAAAATATCCTAAGAATATATATAATGAAACCCACTTTGCCAGATATAACTTCAGCCAAAGTGGCGATACCAGCGGCTCTATTTTTGGCTTTGAGCCCTGGCTTCCTCCTCTCAACTGATGGTAAGAAAGTGTCATTTGAAAAGAACAATACATCTACACGGTTTGTGCTTTTCCACGCACTCGTGTTCTTCCTTGCATTTTCATTGATTGCCAAATACCTCAAACTTGTCTTGACAAAGACCGACTTGATTGTCACAACTCTCCTATTTGTGGCACTAAGCCCAGGTCTCCTCTTGACCATTCCACCAGGTAAAGGTGGTCTATTCAAGTCAGGAGAAACCAGTATGGCGGCTCAACTCACACACACTTTGGTCTTCGCTCTAGTGTTCGCTATTCTCCGAAAGCAATTTCCTCAGTTTTATTAAATGAAGTATCTCGTCGTGGGTCCAGGAGCCTTGGGATATTTCAGCCTTCTTGGATACTTAAAATCCATTGAAGATAAACTTGAAGGAATTGAAGAACTTTCGGGGGCATCAGCTGGCGCTATATTATCATTATTTATTAGCGTTGGCTTATCAGTTGATGAAATAATAAAATTTTCATTCGACTTTAATGTCCCCGAATTTGTTAAAATTGATCTTGGATGCTTCTTTAACAAATTTGGTTTTGTAGATATTGACCCTATACGGTCAAAACTTATTGAATTTTGTAAAGGAAATCCAACGTTCAAGGAACTCAAGAAAAAATTACACGTATCGGCATTCTGCTTAAACACATCAAAAACAGAATATTTTTCAGTTGATACACATCCAGATATGTATGTAATAGACGCGGTGTGCATGAGCATGTCAATTCCATTTATTTTTACATCAACAACATACAAGGGTAAAACATATGTAGATGGAGGCCTTATTGAAAAGTATCCATTTCTTCCATTTATTGATAAAAAACCATATGAAGTTCATATTACGGGAATAAAATCAAACACCACATTCAAAGAAAATATTGAATCACCCATCGATTTATTACAGTCGGTTGCAGAAGGAGCAATGAAAATTAGAGAAGATTATACTAAGGATATAAATAAAACAGTAATAAATGTGGAAGACATTGATGTGTTTGATTTCGATATGGGTTATGAAGACAAATTAAAATTA